CTCTACATATTTTTATCATTACAATAATTCCATTATACTAAATTTAATTAAATCATCAAAATAATAAACGACTAACCCTTGTTTGAATTTACAAAGAAAAGGGATAAAACCAATATTTCTATTAAAACAAACTAATACAGGTTTTCTATTTTCTTTTATTACTAATAATGGGTGTTTATTTGATTCAATAGATTCCTTTAATAATTTAGACCAAATTTCTTTCAAGACTCCTTTATTATATAAAAAATTAGAAAATCCTATAGAATTATAATTTTTACATTCAATTACGAAGTTATCGGTGAGGATACTTCCTTCAGGAGTGACTGAACTAATGTCTCCCTGTCCGTGAGTCGTCTTTTGACCTTTCTTAGTTCTGACCGTAGCCCTGCCACCGGACATTGCAGAACGCCAGTACAAATCATCGGAATTTCCTTCGGAAACCCACAAGGATAACTTCCTACAGATTTCTCTTTCAAAGCTACTCCCTTTCTGTTTACTATTCACAGTAAACTCCACTAGTAAGTTTATACATTCCAGTCGGACACCTATAGCCAGGTTCTCTAACTTCTGGGACACAGCGGTGAATGCCAGATGTAAACTGAACACACTGACCAGACTCACACTCATTATTATAAGTACAAGCTTGACAAACAGCCTTTAGTGGATTATGATTTCCACCACTATTACTACCACTACTACACCCAATCAATGCTAACAAAGCTACTCCTAAAATAATCCTTTTCATTCCTTTCTCCTTTCTTTAGTGAGTATCCACTATCTTTCTTTTTTTGTCCTTTCTACTTTAAACTTTTCCTCAATTTCATACCACAAATCAATAGCTTCATTCTTTAAAGTTTCTTGTAGACTATTTTGTTCAACATACTCAATGGCTTTCCCAATGGACTTAAATTCTTGGTCAGCTATTTTATACATGGTAAGCCCAAGATTCTCTTTAAGATACTGCAAATTCTCTCGAATATCATCAATACCATACCCAAAGATAATAGATACAAAACATGTTCTGAATGGTTCGTCAACACTAGATTTCTTTATAATGCACTGACTACGTATTCCAATTATTTTATCTAGTTTCTTTCCATTGGCTAATGTCACTGATTTAGTTACCTTAGCCCCCTGTGCAGGTGGTCCTATCCGTATTCTTAAGGACGAATAATAAGGAATAGCCCTGCCACCAGGAGTAACCTCACCAGTAGGCCCCTCTCTAATCTGATTGCTACATACTATCAACCAGTTGTTATTTGCAATCATTCTACAGGTCTTGCGTAGGCCCTCACTAAATTCCTTGGCCCTACGCATACCATATTTGTCAGTATCCTCAATTTCAGTCTTGGTAGACAGGGCAGCTAAAGAATCGGCAGCAGCTACATTGATTTTATCTGGGTTTTCAGGTTTCCAATTCCAAATCATATCAAACATTTCAGTAACGGTATCAGGTCTTAGATAGTTTTCCTGTGAAATTTCAGCACCATAAATCTTAGAATACTCCTGGTCCAATCGCCCCTCAGGGTCAAGGAAACATATTTCCCCACCCTTTGATTGACAAGACGCTGCTATTTCAGACAGGATTGCTGTCTTACCTGCCCCACTAGGCCCAAACACCTCGCATAAGATACCACCTGGAATACCACCACCTTTGACCCTTTTGCCCATTATGGCTAAGTCCAGTAAGGTGGAGCCAGTTGAAAGTAATGTAATACTGGCCCCACCTGTATTTTTTACTGGTTTTCTTATAGTCGAAACTATATCACTAGCAGTTTCATCTAACTTACGTCTTATGTTGCTCATTTTCTATTCAATCTACCCCTTAAGGTTGTTTTAGGTTTTTCAATTTCAGGTTCAGGCTCTGGTGCAGTTTGCTCTTTTTCATTCTCAACCATACAATCATCATATACATCACAATTAGAGCAATCATCTATCTGGTCAATTTCTATTCCAAAACATTCTGGTTTTTCAGGTTTTGGTTTGGCTACTCTGCCCCTTGTTTTGGTTTCAACTGGCTCTGCCACAACCTCTTCATCCTCTTCTACAGGTTTAATTCCTTTGTTTCCTTTGGACCCAAAGAAAGCAGCAGAAATCTCATCGAAATCAGCAACATGAACAATCTCTTCAAGACAATAAGTAGCATCTAATAATTCATCAGGAATAGCATAAGGCACACCGTCAACCTCTCTTTCCTGAAAGTTATGGCCAAGATACTGGGTATTGTCCTTTGCTGACCCTGCACGTTTAAAAGAGATAGACTTTCCTTGGTCTGGGTGAGAAAACAACACTTTGCCACCACCACGGGGTTTCTGGGCCAGTACATTAAGGTGCCTTTCCATATTCCAATGGGCCACAACCCAAATCTGGACACCCTTAGCCTCCTCTTTAGCATCATCATAAACCACAACATTATAAACAGTCATACGTTTGGGTTTTAAGGCTTTCCAAACATCATCCTCAGCACCCTCTTCCCTTAACTCTTTAGAGTATTCACAAATAGGACAGGGTTTACCAAAATTAGCTAGTGGACAGACAAACATTCCATCATTAGCCCCAACATTCTTATGGACATAATAGGTTGCATGGTCACTAACGTCACCCTGTTTAATTTTCTTTTCAGGGTTATTAGCACCGGCAATATAAGGGAGAATATCAATTAAATGCTCTCCCTCCTTGCACCACCATTCTGAAACACCTTCAGCCCCAATAATACTACCAAATTTAAGTCCACCCTCATTAGTAGCGTAAGACTCCTTACGCCTTTCCAACAACTGCTCAGACATTTTACTTCTTAACTGGCTTACTTTCATTAGACCCTCCTATTAATTTTGTTAAGTATTCAAATTTAGTTTCAAAAAATGATTTAAAAAAAGCAACGGTTACAATTCTAACTGTTAGATATATAAGAATAAGCCCCACAAAAAAGATAGGTATCAACCATAATAAATTAAAATTATTTACCACGGTTAAGCCTTTTCTTTAAATTAACATCTTTATTCAAAGTATCAAGCATGGCTGTACGGTCTTGTGGGGGGGCCTCTTTCAGATAATATTCCGATAAAAATAACCTGACCAAATTATCAAGGGCATATTTCTTGTGGTTTAATGACTCAATAGCTGACTGGATTATTTTATGATTATACTTTAATTGATTGTAATCGTCAAGTACTAAACGGTATTTTTTATCGGTTACTATCGCAGAATTTACAGCAGATTCAGTGATTTTTTCCAGTCCAAATTTGCTTGGGTCTGACCGGATAGCTAAGTCTAATTCAGCTTTTACTAGGTCAATGTTTTCCTTAGCCTTATCCCTGACCATTTCAGCCTCAGCCAGTATAATTGACCAATGGTGAAATAAGTGTGCCTGTTTAGCCCATTCGTCATCAAGGCCATACTTATCAATTTGTAAGTCCTTTTCGTAATCCATGTTTCCCCCCTTTTGTTATTGTTTATAATACTTATTATACCATGACTTTCTGATTTTTAAGAATTTTTATTGACAAGCAAGAAAACATTGTAATGTAAGTCCCGGCTTACCACTGTTGTAAAGTGACTCTGTAAACGCTGCCATTATTTCAGCCGTTCTCATATCACCCTTACTTAAAAGTACAGAGTTCATATAGCCTAGTATGGCCATTCGGATTACTTCAGCCTCTTGATTCAATCCTTTTAATAATCCAGCTACAGTAGGCCAATCCTTTTTAAGTATAGCCCTGCACAATTCAATAGTCTTAGCCTCACTAACCATTCCATCACCAATAGTAGCTAAGGCTAAAGTCTCATCAGTAATTTCAGATATTTGTTCCAATAAAACCAAAGCATGTCTTGGAGACCCTTGAGAGACCTTAACTATCTCCCTTAGAATAGTAGGTCTGATATCTAAGCCCTCTTTCTTGCAGACAGTCCTAAGCAATAAGGACATGGTTGGAGTAATCAAAGGTGCTACCTGATAAGCAGTACACCTATTCCTAATAGTAACTATTAGCTTGTCAGGGTCGGTGGTGCAGAGTATAAACCTAATATGGTCAGGAGTATCCTCAAGTATCTTAAGTAAAGCATTTTGGGCATCAGACGTAGCCTTGTGTATTTCATCAAGAATGTAAACCTTTACAGGACTATTCATAGGGGCATAAACTGCATTACCTATAATCTCTCTGATAGTATCAATCCCCCTAAGATTACTACTATTGTATTCGATAATATCTTTTCCTGTAGCACCTAATTCACTGGCTATTATTCGGGCTAAGGTCGTTTTGCCCTGGCCTGACCCACCAGTTAGCAGGAAAGACCTAACCTGTCTTGACTTTCGTTTCAATACTTGTTTTAAGGATTCAACTATAGAATCATTTCCAATAAACTCATCGAACAAAGTAGGCCGGTATTTCAAATGCAATGGCAAGTTTTCCAACTATTTCTCCTTTTCTGTCCATTGTCCTGTTTCTACCCATTCAGCTAAAAACTCTTGTAGTAATTCAGACAAACCTATTCCATCATTTTTACACCTTTCTTTTACCCTAGCAAGTAAATCAGGGTCTAGACAAAAACTCTGGATTACTTTCTTTGGACTTGTGTCATTACTTGCTTTTCGTCCCATTATTTCACCTCCTTTTTAGTATACCAACTGCCATCTATTTCAGTTAATTCCATCTCTATTTCAAGGGGTACTACCAACCAAGGCCATTTCTTTCTAA